CCGCCTCACGATGCCGCTGCGTGACCGCTTCGGCCTCCATCGTGCCCGCGCCGAACCAGCCGTGGATCGCCAGCGCGCGGTCTTCCTTCGACGGCTGACCAGTGCGACGCTGCGGGTCGGCGTGACGCGAGAGCTGCGGAGCGGTGCGCCGCTCGGGATCCTTGTCGGAGGTTTCGAGGCTGCGCGCCGCGGCGTCCAGCTTCACGAGCCTGTCGATGTCCTTGCTGATGTTCTCGGCATCGACCAGCAGCGCGTCGAACTTCGCGGTATCGTCGCCGCGCCATTCCCCGGCCTGATCCTTGTAGACCCGATCCCGGATCTCGTTGGCGGCCTGGACCTTTTCCCGCTTCTTTGTGAGAAGGTCTTCGATCATTGCGTCAGCCCTCTTCCGCCTGGAAAGGGCCGTCGCAGGTGCCTAGAAAAGCAAAAGCGCGGCTTTCACAGGCGAACAATGTTGTTCGCGTGTTGAAAGTCGCGCTCGGCCACCGAGTGGACTTGCTTTGTGTCCGTGCGTTCGTCGCTGGCCTCCAGCGTGCCGAACGGGACGTAACGCCGACAGTCTACGGCACAGTAGGGTTATCGCGCAAGCCTGAGCCGCGCGAGCGTCTCCTGCTCCCGCTTCGCCGACAGGTTCTCGACCCGGACCTTCGTCCGCTCATACGCCGGAAACGCCACGACCGACACCTCCCAAATCACCATATCGACGATCTCGCGGAGGATCTTCTCGTCGTCCCGTTGGAAGTGCCAGATGTCCTCGATGACGGAGAACCCGAACGATGCCTGCGTGATGTCGCCGCGGCTGACCGTCTCGACGTAGTCCGCCGCCCAGGCTGGAGGCGTGATCGAGGCATACAGCCCCTGCCGCTGCTTCTCGACCGATAGCGTCTGGGCTGACCGCCGACCGATGACGAGCGCGGTGTCGTGCGCCCAGAGGCCGCGGATGTCGCCGTCCCTCATCGAGCGATCGACCGCTGACGGCTTGATCACCTCCGTGAACCCGCCAAGATCGACCGACTCGCTGTCGAACACGATGAACGTGCCGGTGATGCCCTGCCCGCTGTCCGCATCGCCCCGCCGCTCCTTGAACGGCAGCCCGCGCGATGGCAGCACGATCGCCCGCGTGTCCTCGTTCTCGATGCACACCGGGCAAAAGGCCTGCCCGTTGCGGATCGTGGAGGCTTCACGGCGGCAACTGATGCAACCATCGGGTTGTTTCTTCCACGTGCGGAGCCGCTTGGCGATCTCGCGCACTTCGCGTGGCCGCTGGTAGTGGCGCGTCTGCCCGCCACGGCCGGCGATCTGGTCCTGCAGGATGGCTCGTTCGATGATCACGGCTGACGCTCCAGTTCTCGCAGGTGCGCGATCTCTTCCTCAAGCAAGGCGTCCGCGATCGACGCCGCCCGATCCTGCTCCCACCGCTTCAAGAGATGATCGACGGCGACCGTGAACTCGTCCGACGTCGCCCCGAAGAACGCGCGGAGTTGCGACTTCGACTCCTCGCAGTATCGCTGCGCCATGCCGATCGCCACGTCGCGCGGATTTTCGTCGCTGTCCTTCCATTCGAGGATCACGTCCACCGCTGGCAGGATGGCATTGGCGAAGGCATCCTCGAACGGCCCATAGAACGTCTCGATCCACGCCCGCATCGCGTCGGAGGTCTTCTTTGCTTTCGCGCGGTCGACTTCCCGCTCGACAAGCCGCCCGATCACGTCCGCGATCAGTTTGCGGTGCTTCGTGATCTGCCTGGCGAGTTTGGAGATCTCGGCGATCCGCTTGGCTTTTCCGGCGGTGAGAATGGCGTCCTTCGCAGCCTCGGCCTCGGCGACGACGGCTTCGAGCCGCTGCTGCTCGGCGCGCGCGACCTCGACGAGCCGCTTCGCCTCCTCGGCTTCCTGCTGCAATGCGGCACTCGTGACTTTCAGCGCGTCTCGATCGGTCGTGGCGGCGAGTGCCTGCGCTTCTGCGACCTGCGCGACCTCGCGCGCTTCTGCGGCGACCGTTTCGGCACTCGTCACTGCAGCCGCCACCGCGACGAGTTGCTGCGCCAGTTCGGCTCTCCGTGCCTCGGCGGCCTCGGCGTCAGCCTGCGCCGTCCGCGCCGCCGCCGCCGCCTGATCGCGTTCAGTGAACGCCGCCGCCAGTGCCGCCGCGGCCTCGTCCAGCCGCTGCAGATGATCGGCCTGCGCCGCCTGCAACTGCTCGACGTCACGCTGCCGATCCGCGACCATCTGTTCAAACGTGGCGACCTTGGCGATCAGGTTGGCAATCTCGCCATCCTTCGCCGCGACCGTCTCCTCCGACGTTCGCAGTTTCACGGCGAGGTCGGCTTCGGCCTGCGCGAGCAACGCCTGCGCCGCGTCGAATCGCTCGACGGCGTCCCTGAGTGCCTTCGTCTCGTCTCCGCCGCCGCTCGGAGCCGGTGCCGCTGGTGGCGCCGGAGGCGTCGACGCCTTCTTGATGTTCGCGTCGGTGAGCTCGCTGATCTTGTCCTGTGGCACGTTCGCGCCCTGCACAAGATACAGGTTCCCCTGATCCCCTGGCTGCGGGTTCATATCCTCAAGGTCGCGCCATTCGTTGGCGCTGATCACGCCGTGCGCGCGCGCGATGCCGAGCGCGTCGTACCGGCTTTTGATGTCGCCGCGGAGAAAGGCGTTGTTGTTGTGCCGGAAGAACTGCCGACCCCATTCGAGCGGCGAGATCAGCTTCCCGTCGAGCTCCTCCTCGATCGCCTTCGTCCACGTGAGAATCGGCCCCTTGTAGTAATCGAGATCAGCCATCTCAACTGACGCGTAGCTGACCGCGCCAGGCATGGCGAGCTTCAGTTTGTGAAGCGGCATGTTCAGGAACCGCGCGATCTCCATCACCTGCTGATCGCGGATCTCCGACATCTGCGCTTCGCTCGGGTTCACGCCAGACTGCGTGAACTTGAACCCCGCGCCGAGCACCAGCATCCGGAACGCCTTGTCGGCCTTCGCGTGGATGGCCTCGATGCTCTTCCGGATTTCTTCCTTCTGATCCTCGTCGAGGTCATGATCGGAGGACAGCACGCCACCGAACCGCGTCCCGTTCCCGAAGAACGCCGACGCGAACTGCTGCGACGCAAGCGCGAGCCCGAGCGCCTCGCGCGCGATGGAGACCAGATTGAAACCGACCACCGCGTCGTCGCTGAGTCCGGCCAGGTGCAGGATGTCCGTCGGTGCAAGTTCGATCTCGCCGTCCACGCGATACCGGAGCGGCTTCCGCTTGCCGTCCTTCATCTCCGCGTAGAACGGTTGGACGCGATTCGGGTGCAGCAGCCAGAGCGCCGTCGGCCGTCCCATGACGTCGCGCACGATTTCGGCGTACCCGTTGCCGTAGACCAGCGCGTGCACCGCGAATGTTTTCCGGAACATGAACGAGCCCGTCTCTGGGTTCGGCCGAAACTTCAGCAGCCGGTAGACCTTCGAGTCGGTGTACGGATCGGATCCGCCCTGCGGGAGCCGCTTCATGAGGTTGAGCGGCAGCTTCGCCGTGTCGCTGGAAATCTGATCGACGCCGTTCCAGAACGCCGACACCATCATCGCCGTGAGCTCGGTGACGATCGGCCCAGCGATCGTGCGGCGCCCGCTGCCGAAGATCTCGGCGAGCTGCTTGTCGCCGGACGACCAGGGACCAGTCCACGTCCCGCGCTGGTGCACGTTCGCGAGGAAGCCCATTACTTCGACCCTCCGATAAACGGCGGCCGACTCGGCATCCCGTACCAGAGCACGACGGCGCCGACCACGATCGCCGCTATTGGCTTGGAGATGTGCCACGCGCCGGCGCCGACGAGCGTCAGACCGATCAGCACGAGCAGGTCGCTGCGATCGAAGGACGATACGACGGCACCCAACCACTTAGACAAAGAACGCTCCGACGGACTTCTTCTTCGGCGGCATCATCATCAGCCCCTTGTTCGCCATCAGCGTCGCGACGACGCCGTCGATGTGCTTCGACCGTTTCTTCGGACGCACCGGGCGAATACGTCCCGCGTCGTCCCGCTTGATCGAGACGTGTTCCCAATGGTTCCGGAGCACGCGGTTCCCGTCGTGCCGCACGCGCTTCGCCTTGATGAGCGCCTCGACGACGTGCCCTGGCTCGTTCATGTGCGTGTAGTTCTGCAGAATCTCGACGACCTTGAGCCCAGCCCGATCGCGCAACTGGACTGCGATGTCGGTGGCGAACGCCGGGTCGTAGCCGATGAACCCTTGTTTGAGCATAGGGAACCTCGGCAGAATCTTCGTCGTGATGTCGGAGTAGATGCGGCTGTAGTCGATCGTCGGACCTTCCGTAGCCACGAACCCGGGCACGTCCTTCACCCACTGCGAATAGGGGACGCCGTCTTCCTTCTCGTGCTGCCGCATCGTGTCTTCCGGAATCCAGAAGAACGGAACCAGTGTGATCTCGTAATTCAACTGGACCGGCTTCACGATCGGCGTGCCGTCGTCGGCTGCCTCGGTGATCTCGACCGTCTCCGCCGGCGTCTCGAGCATCCGACGGAACGCGATGACGAACGACGCGAGGTCGATCTTCTGCGCGAGGTCGAGCCCGGCCGCGCACTGCAGCCCCTTCACGCCGGCGTCTGTGATCTCGGCTTCGCAGGCGTCCCACCACTCGATCGGGATCCACGCTGTCGCCTGGTTCACCCACCGGTTCAAGTGATACCGGAGGAAATCGTTCCGCTTGCGCGGCTCGTTCGCCGCCTCGCGCGCGAAGCCCTCGATCGCCG